TACAATATCACCAACGCCAGTTTCACCTAACCAATTATTAAATTGTTGGATTCTTGTGGCCATAGTGTTAACACCGTCTTTCACACTAGTCCAATTAATTTGAGACATAGATCTTGACATAGTGTTAACAGTGTTTGCTAAACCACTGAAATCTACTTCTTTGATTCCTTGATATGCTCTATTAAATGTGCCAGTCATTTCTTGCCATTCAATATTTTTAATAGAATTAATCATTCTATCAAAGCCGCCATCAGTTTGTTCGTTAATAAATCCTTTAAGTAAATTGTACCCAACGAAAATACCACCAGCAGCCATAGCGATATTTTTTAAAGATAAAGCGGAAGTAATTGAATCTCCTATTTTTTCGATTTGATCATCTGTCTTGCTGCCTTCGTTTTCTTTTTGCTTTTCTTTCTCGTCTCTTTTTTGCTGCTGAAGCTCCTCAAACTGTTCTTTAGTTCTTTGAGCTTCTAATGCGTCAGAAGCAGCCTGCGCTTGCAGACCGAGAGATTCAGTTTGAGCTTCAATATTTTTAGAGATAACACCAAATAGGTCGTTGAATTTGCTTAATTCAACTTTAACAGACTTTAGCGAATTCGTTCCGCTATTGCGCATTAAATCGCCTTCAGCTTTAAGCCTATCAATTATAGCTTTTGTTTCTTCTGACATATTAGCCATGTTAATTCCTACTTATTGTTTTCTTTTTGTTTTTCTATATAATCAACAATCATACCAAAATATATATCTTTTTCATATGGTACTAAAGCTTCGATATCACTTATTGAATACTTATGATGCTGTGCCAAGGCGAACACCTGTTTATAATATTCGCCAAGAGTGATATGACACAGCATTAGATAAAAAAAGTGCGCATTCCTTCTATAACAAATGTTTTTTCATTTCCATTACTATTCACATATTTCATCTCATGTCTTAACCTTGGCATATTTTCAAAAAACTTTTGAATCTTAGATATAACAGCATTCGTTAAAGTTTCCATGAACGCATCAATTTCATTTCGGGTGTAGTTTTTAAATTCATGAATCTCATCTTCAGAAGCTACTTTATCTAAACAAGAAATTAAAATAAAATAATTTACTAAGGGATCTTTAGGATCCATCTCAATGATCTTAATAAAGTTATCAATATTTGGTAATTTCAAAAATAAAGTATAATCATCGTTTAATTTAATTTTAGAGCTTTCTTCAAAATCTTCTCCAATGTTTAATTGAATGTCGTCAATTTCTAATTTAAGAATTATAGTTTCATCAGTTTCCGGATCTTTAATATTAAAATCTAAACTATTGTCTACAGATTTAGACCTAAGTATCAAATACGCATATTCTATGTCCACCATTGGAAGATCTTCAACATCAATATCAATTAAACAATTATTTACCACTTGTTTTAAAGCAAGTATTTCTTGCATCGCATCTTTAGACTCATTCGCCACGAGAAGAATCTTTTCTTCTTTGACGGTATATTGTCTGTACTTAACTACCTTTTGAGTTGTTGGCAAAGTCATCTCAAATAAAGGTAAATCAATTTTAGGTAGTGCCATAATTTATATTCTCCTCATTATCTAAAAAACTCTTCGGAGTTCATTAATTGTTTTATCCCATGTATTTGTTACACGAGTATATTTGTTAACCGCATCCGTGATTGAACGAGGAACTAAGTCTTGGCCAATAAACTGTCCAATGGCTCCAACCTGATTAATTAAACCAAGTAAGCCGTTGCCTCTTCCGAATGGCGCGGTCGGTGATCCTATTTTTTCTCCAGTATATTCAATTCTGTCATATTGAAAACTAACTGGTAATACTGAATATTGGTCATTGTTTTCCCAGGCTAAATCCACGTCACCGATTTGAATTGGAAACGCGTTATGTAATATCACTTCATAATACGATCCAGATGTTTGGTAATTAGCTGAATAATGCCTAATAGCAACGGTGCAAGCATACTCGTCTTTATAGTTAATTTCAAACGGTAACATACCATCGACTTCTCCAAACGGGCCTGCTGCTGTACTATAATTTACAATTTGCTGAGCCCACGAATGGAAAAAACTTAATACTTGACTAGAAGAATCTAACATAAAAATTGATTGAACGGGTTCTGATTGAAACCCGGTTGGCATCATTCTTCTCATTTGACCTACTTGTTGGTTTTCAACACTGTTAAATAACATGCCAGGAATAGTAGCGTTTTTACAAAAGAATAACATATCTCTTTCGTTAGCTCGTGAGGTAGCTTTAGCACCAGATATTTGAACCTGAAATAGAGAACCTTTAGCGGGTCCTCCGAACCAATCCATTTGTGATTTAAATTCATTAATACTAAATGGCATTACATACCTCTTATGATTTTCCTAGAGTCGGCATAAACCTGGGTCGCGGTCGCTCCGACAAATTTTTGTGTTGGCAAGAACAAAGCCACATCCCATTCAGTTGGATTAATATAAGCTGGTTTTGATCTCACGTGCGCGGTTAAATAATGCTTAATACAAGGTTTAAAATGCCTAAACTTAGTAGTACCATTAAGTATTTTATAGTTTGCAGTTAATCTTGTTGTATCATTAAACGCTTTATTATTCATTACAGTATATAATTCATCCATTAATTTTGCTCTAAACGGAGGTGGTAAATAATGTAAGTTAATTCCAAGAAAACCACCCTTTGCTTTATTTATAGGAAATATCAGTGGAAAGCGGTCATAATATGGTAATGTGTCTTTATGTTTTGGATCATATGCAAATAAGTACATATTACCTAATAAAAACCGCGCGTCTTGTCGTCTATTTTGATCTGTTCTAAGTTCGCGTATTAGCCTATCTGTTTGGTTTCTCTTTGGTAACGCTTTAGCTTGGTTTCTATACCATTCACGCGCGTCCTGAGTACGACCAGGAACCTGACCGGTTCTGATACCTTTAAGTAATATATCATCAAATACTTTAGCCATTTATTTAATTCCTAATTGGTCTTCTGTGTATATATCAAAATCCCAGCCACGTTGAACACAAAATGCTCTGGCTGCTTTCCACTTAGCTTCGTTTACGCCCCAAGTTTTAACCTCGTTTAAATATCTGCGAGATATTCTACCTTTATCTGTTTTCATTTTAGAACGATCGGGTGGTTTCGTCTGGTGCTTGGGTTTAATTTCTATCATTAACGTTTTAGTTCCTCCGCTAGGAATTTTTCTATTCACCACAACATCTGGATAATATCTATGTCTCTTACCGTCAACTGGTGAATAATAAGGAACAATCACTTCTTCACTTTGCCACCAAACTACATCAGGATGGGAATCTAAATACCTAAAAAATTTAAACTCCCACATAGACCGATAAATAATCTTAGTCGGGTCTCCTTTGTATTTTCGTGGATTTTTTGGTTTAAACCTTCCACTATAAGCCAAGCGACACCTCATAATCTGTTATAAATAGTCTTATAACCTATTTATAACCCAAAGGCAACGGTAAAACAAATGTTCGGTAGACAGCGCACAAGAAGACCTGAATACTTTAGAGCAGAAGAACTTTCTGCAAGTGGCTCAGGCATTTTAAGGTTTCCAGATAAACCGCAACCGCATACAATGTTACTTGTTTTCAAACGATATTCCTATGAAAATTTTTCAAACGGAACGTTTAATAGATTACAAACAACAGGATCGCGTACTAGCTCAGTATCCTCTCGGCAATCAGGTATTTCTTTACGAAGTACAAAAACTATCGAATTGCCGTTTCCAAAACAGTTAGTAGATACCACAGGTCTAGTTGTTAATGGTATGTCAAGAGATCCACTTATGGAATCTGCAGCTACCGCGCTTAATAATTTTGCGCAGGGAGGCAATTCTAATTTAGGTGATATTCCTGGATTACTCCAGTCGGGTGGTGCTGATGTCGCCAGAGCAATGGCGAGTGGTTCCAGCGGCGGGCTCGGAAGCGCCATTAATAGTGTTGCCGAGGGAATTGCAAAAACTAGTACATATGATGCTGCAACTATCGCACAATACTTATTAAGAAAAATGCCATTAGGTATTGGAGATGCGCTCGCTCCTAGTATTAACCTAGCCACAGGACAAACACTTAACCCAAGAGAAACACTTAATTTTGAAGGCGTACAACTTAGATCTCACCAATTTGATTGGGATTTATATCCAAGTAACCAAGATGATTCTGAAAGAATTAGAGAAATTACTAGCGCATTAAAAAGATTTGCGTTACCAGTTACAGAAGATATTGGATCAGGCGCGACATCAATTGCTCGAGCATTTTTAAGGTATCCGCATATTTGTTCCGCGTATTTAATTGGTGTAAATAAAGACCATTTCATGCAATTTAAGCCATCTATGATTCAAAATATTACTGTGAACTACGCTGCTGGAGGTCAAGTTAGTATTATGAAAGGTGGTAAACCACAGGGCGTTAGTATTTCTTTACAAATGCAAGAAATGCAAATTCAGACTGCTGAAGATTTTGGAGCTGAAAGACCTGCACAGTCTGAGGCATCCGCGCTTTATGATATGGAAGCTGATTATCTAAATAGAGCTGCAACTGGGCGAGGATTCTGATGAAGTATTTTGAAAACTTTCCAACAATTAATTACGAGGGATATAGTGTTAAAGACATTACTCGTAGAAACAGTTTTACCTCGATATTTGCGGACAATCCATCTCTTTACTTACCGTTTACTGTTAGGGAAGGGGAACGGCCTGAGGATATAGCAAACTATTATTATGGATCTACCGACTACACTTGGTTGGTATATATGGCAAACAATATTATAGATCCATATCTTCAATGGCCGATGGCAGAAGCAGATTTTAATAATTACCTTATTGAGAAATATGGTGAACAATCTGGTCGCGTTGGAGACGAGGTAGTGGAATGGACAAGAGAAGATAATGGCGATAACATTATCTATTATTACAGGGTAGCATAATGGCAGTTGACATCATTAAACTAGCGCCGGAATCGTTCCAAACAATTTATTTGCGCAAAGAGGACAGAGTAATTTTACGTACAGAACAAGGTCGTAAAATTATTATTAAACGTATTATTCCAAATGAATGGAAAGCTTGGAAAGTATATGACCAAGAATTATATGATAATGAAAATAAAAGAGAAATCTTTTTAATTGATAAAGGTATGTTACCATTGATTACAACAGAGTTTTCACGAAAAATTAAAAGTTAACACATGGCAGAGCATAACCCATCAGCATACGAAATTTCTAGGTGCATTATTACCTCATATGACGGAACAACGAGTAGAGATATTACTTCAAACTTCGTCGGCGGTTTTGAGCTATTCCAATCTATGTTTTCAACCAGCTACAGTGGTGTATTAACCATTTTAGATGGTGCTGGCGTGCTCGATGGTTTACCGATACGCGGAGAAGAAACTTTAGAATTAGATATTACTACATTTGACCAAGGCGAATATAAAGTTTC